AGATGGAGGACTGGCCATTCCCCGAGGACGTCGCCTTCGCCTCCTGGTTCTGCGCCGCGTACCACGACTCCGACCAACCTCTCAACCCTTACCCCAATGCCCGCCCCGGCTGGCTCGCCCCTACGGGCTCCAGCTGGATCTCCCCTATTTAGGTACCTATGGCTACCACCACTTCTCCCGTGACCAAAGGCCGCCAAGGTTCGTACCGCGTGTGCATCTCCCTGCCCCGCCTGGTCGCCGATCGCATCATCCGCATGTCCACCGAGCAAGGCCGGAGCATCTCGAATCTCTGTGCCTACCTGCTCGAAACCACGATAGACCGCCTCGCCACTGAGTCCGATACCCAGAAGCGGACAGGTTGACGCTCAACCAGAAGCCCTTTACGGTGTCCCAACAGGGCGCCTGGCCTTGCCTTCCGGCAACCAGATTTGGTCACCCTTTCATCCACTCACGCCCAACGCTCATGCGCTCTTACGCCCCCAACGCCGTCTCTCAGGCCTTCGCCGCCAACGGCACCGGCCCCCTCGTCTACGGCCGCTACCGCGAACGCGGCTACGCGGTGAACCCCATAGCCGGCCGCGTCGGCACCATGGTCCCCGAGAACGTCTCCGCCTCCGAGGCCTTCGCCATCGCCGGCCTGGATTGGACCGCCGACAAGCGCCCCTGCTTCTACATGGGCCCCGACGGTCCCATCCCCGCTGTCGACCACTGCTCCATCGTCCGCAGCGACACCAACCAACTGCTGGGCATCCACGGCAAGGGTTATGAGCCGGTCCAGCACACTGCGCTGATCAACCTGCTCGATTACCTCCGCGAGGACATCGAGATCGAGAACGTCCTCAGCATTCGCGGCGGTCGCAAGCTCTACGTCACCGCCTCAATCCGAGCCGAAGCGGAAGTCCTCCCCGGTGACAAGGTCCGCCGCTACCTCCACGCCTTCAACAGCCACGACGGTTCCAGCTCCTTCGGCGTGTTCTTCTCCGACGTCCGCCTGGCCTGCGCCAACCAACTGACCTACCTGACAGGCAAAGCCGCTGGCGAAGCCTCCCGCTCCGGCTCCGGTCTGCGGATGAAGCACACCGCCTCGGTCACCCAGTTCGCCCAGAACCTGCCCGCGCTGATCAACCTCGAGCGCCGCACCTTCGCCCAGTCCATCGATCAACTGCGCGACCTGACCAAGATGACGCTCACCCCCGAGCTCGCCCGCCGCGTCCTCGAGTCGACCTACGCCGACAAGCTGACCCAGCCCCTCAAGGACAAAGAGACCGGCAAGAAGCGGGCCCGCACCCTGAACGACCTCCCCGAGATCGGCATCATCCGCAGCCACTACTCCGGTGACACCGGCCTGGGCATGCAACTGCCCGGCATGCGCGGCACTCCCTACGCCCTGTTCAACGCCATCACCCAGTTCGAGACTTGGGATGCAGGTCGCGCCAAGGACGCTACTGAGCGTGCTCGCGCACGACTCATCAGTCTCTGGGGAGGTGAAAGCGCTCGTCGCATCGACAGAGCGCGCGAAGCCTGTCTGGCATTGGTGTGATGCGCCAACTACCTCCGGCAGCATCACCAGAACGCCACTCACTGGAACGACGATTCTGGGCCAAAGTCAGAAAGAGCACCACTTCTGTGTGCTGGGAGTGGCAAGCGAGTTTTACCCGTCACGGGTATGGTCGTTTCAACTTATCTGGCTATGACAATGAGCGAGCACACCGAGTGGCGTTAGCTCTCAGTCTTGACAGATCCCTGGCTTCAGATGAATGGGCGCTACACACCTGTGATAACAGAGCGTGCTGTAACCCCAGTCATCTGTATGTGGGGGATCGTTCAGCGAATATGAGAGACGCTGTTGCTAGAGGTCGCTGGGCTTCCCCAGCTATAGGTAACAGCTGGACACGAGGTTCGCGAAACGGGCAGGCGCGATTAACCGAAGAGTCAGCTCGGCAAGTCCGCGCAGGCATCAAAGCGGGTGAAACAAATCGTAGTCTCGCCCGTCAGTTCGGAGTCTCGGCTACGACTATCAGCCTCATTAGATCGGGGAAGCGATGGGCGCATGCTCAGCCTGCCTTGCTCTGGTCTGAGCCCCAACAAAAAGGCCCGGGATCTCCACCCCGGGCCGAATCATCCACTCACGCTGCGTTTTGACGCACAGCACAAGCCCCCGCATTCTCCCATGCCCCACCGAGTACGTCCTTCGCCGCGTGACTACGCTGGTGTCTCGGGTCGTCCCATGCAAGTCCCCGACACCCCTGAAGGTCTGTTTGAGCAACTGGCCGAGAGCTCGTTGCGCGAGGTTTACCCCTCCTACGACGTCCTCAAGCCCCGGCACCAGAAGCTGATCCGCGTGCTGCACACCGAACTCACCAAGGGTGAGCTCAGTGACATGACCTTTGCGGACATGGTCTGCTTCATCCTCAGCCTGTGGCACAGCTTCAACAGCAGCGCGGCCGAAGCCAACCGTGATCGCATCGAAGCCGAGGACGAGATCGAAACCGAGTGGATCACCGCCACCGACCACTACGCCCGTCTCGACCAGTATCTGAACACACTCCTCACCCTGACCCGCGAGCTTCCCAGCCCGGAGTACACGGTGGGTGACGACCCCTCGACCTATCTCCTGATGGGTCCGGGCGACATGTAACGGCGGCTCTACCGGTCTTTCCCACCTCGACAGACTGGTACAGCCGGACGAGTCGCCTGCTGACAGGCCCGTCCATCCCACAAGTTCTCACCGGTCTTTCGCACGACCGTTGCATTCGCATGGCAATTCCCATGACTGGCTTTGCTGCGTACGAACTGATGCACATCGAGACGGGCACCGCTCTTTACCGCACCTGTGCCACAGCCGATGAAATCCTCCAGGCCAACCAAAACCTCAAGAGCCGCGGTCTCCCCAACCGTTTCGTACCCGCCGGCACGTTCCACATGCCGTCGCTACACACTGCGAGCTGACGCCGGCTTCCTCGCCGTCGCCCCCAGTGACTGGATCGTCCTGGCCTCCGGCATCTACTTCGTGGATGACCCCCTCCGGGCCGTCACCTTCGTCGACCCCGACCAAGCCGCCCACCGAGCGCGTCGCCTCTACGCCGCCGGCTGGCCGCAGAACACGCTCCGCCTCGTCGAAATCACCAAACCCTTTGGCGCCCTAACCCACTCATGAGCAACGACAACAACAACTTCTGGTCCTCCCTGGCCACCTACTGCAGCGAGCTGGCCCCCGTCGCCGGTGCCCTCCTAGGCGCTGTGGGTGAGACCGCAGCTGCAGTAGACCGAGCTAACACGTCCATAGCCCAGCCGCGTCTGTCCACTCGAGAGCGCGTCCTGGCCCCCGCCTACCAGGAGGTCGACGAATGATCCTATTCCTCGCCATCATCTGCGCAGTAATTTTCGCCTGTATCTTGTGGCCACTTTGGCCCTTATTCGTAATACTGCTTCTGGCCCTCTATGGCCTCACCGCCTTTGTCAACAAGAAGTGCGGCAAGCGACCGCAATAAACCGACTTACATCACTTTGCATCCCCCACAGCACACCAATCCCCTCGACCTCAGCGACGCCGACTTCCTCGACCGCGCCGAGCGCATGTGCAGCACCAAGGTGCCCTACACAACTCGCACCGAGGCCGCTACGTTGACGCGCCGTCACGGCTTCTGTGGCACGCCTTACCGCTGCCCCTGGTGCGACCACTGGCATATCACCACCTACGACCGAGCCCGGGCGAAGGCCTTCACCCGACGCCTCTCCCGCCTCCTTCGTAGCCCCTAGACCATCCAGTTCCTGATCTGAACAGACCATGTCCAAATACATGCGCGGCTGCAACCCCATCGTCCAGCAAGCCCGTCAGGAGCGCCTCGACAGCCTCTACGAGCAGGACGGCCGCCAGGACCCCGCTCACGAGCACCACTGCACCTACTGCGGTCTCTGGGCCAAGTACGGCAACGGACAACCCTGCGACGACGAGCCCACCGAATGACCCCCGAGGACGTCAGCGTCGAGTACTACCTCGACTGCCATGGGCACGACTGTTACCGGATCACCCTGCCCAACGGGGTGACCTCAACCGTGTCCTCTGCCCACCTGATCGAGGAGCGCAAGGTGCAGCTCCTCCGCGCCTATTCCTCTGAGACGCCGTAAGCCATGCGCTGCCGTGCCTGCTCCGGCATCACCCGCGTTGTCTGCACCGAGCACCACCCCGACGGCACTCACCGTTGGCTGCGGTGCCTCGAGTGCGGTGCAACGACGCGCACCCTGGAGCGCTACCTGAAAGCCAAACCCGGGCCCAAGCCGGGCATCACCCACAACGTCAAGCGAAACATGGGCTCCAGCAACTCAAATGCTGTCCTCACCGAGGACGACGTCCGCCGCCTGCGTCACCTCGCCGCCTCCGGCGTCCCTCAAAAGAACCTCGCGCAGGAGTACGGCGTCGCCATCGCGACCGTTTCCCGCATCGTCACCCGCAAGCAGTGGGCCCACATCTGATGACCATCAAGAACGACCGCTGGATCCGCACCCAAGCCGAAGCCGGCATGCTGCGCCCCTTCGTTTCTGAGCTCGTCCGCGAAGCCGAGGGCCTACGCCTGCTGTCGTACGGCTGCAGCTCCTATGGCTACGACCTGCGCCTCTCCAGTAAGGAGTTCTGGGTCTTCCGCCACATCCCCGGCACGGTGATGGACCCCAAGTCCTTCAACCCCGCCAACTTGGCGCCGGCACCCCTGCACCACGACCCCGAGCGCGGCCACTACTTCATCCTCCCGGCCCATAGCTACGGCCTGGGCGTGACGGTCGAGCACATCGCCCTGCCCCGCAACATCACTGCGCTGTTCATCGGCAAGTCGACCTACGCCCGCTGCGGTCTGATCGCCAATACGACCCCCGGCGAAGCCGGCTGGTGTGGCCACCTCACGCTCGAACTGTCCAACTCCTCGAGCGCTGACTGCCGCATCTACGCAGACGAAGGCATCGTCCAGGCCTTGTTCTTCGAGGGAGACCCCTGTGACGTGAGCTATTCCCTCCGCAACGGGAAGTACCAAAACCAGCCCGAGGCCGTAGTTACGGCCCGCGTGTGATGCCTATCAACCCTGATCTGTCCCTCGACGCGCTGGTGTCGACCTTCACCCGCGCCCTGCATGCCCCTGGGGACCATCCCAGCCCCGAGCACGCCGGCCTCGCTGCGGTGCTGCTCCAACTCAATGACAGTGCTCAGTACGCCATTGCCCGCGACATCGAGCGCTACGACCATCGCTCTCTGTACGAGTTCGCCGCCGCCATGCGGGGCTCTGTCCAGATCACAAAACCGGCAGACGTAGGCTGTAACCAGAACGAGTCGGAAGCCTCATGGCCGGCGAAAACAGATCTGAAATCGACGGGCTCCGCACCCGAGAGCGCATCGCCGTCGACCTGCTCGCCCGCGGCAAAACCTGTCGCGAAGTCGCCCGAGCCCTCAACATCTCCGAGCGCACGTTGTACACCTGGCGTAAGCGCCCGGCCGTGCAACGTGCCGTCTACAGCCAGCAACAGGATCTGATCGACTCCGGTGGCGGTCAGGGCATCACGGTCGTGCCAATGGCCGTGGCCACCCTGACCGAAATCATGAACGACGAGGAAGCGCGCGCAGCCGACCGCATTGCCGCTTCCAAGGCCCTGATTTCCGGCGCCCAAGCCTTCCAAGAGCGAAAGATGCTCGAGCGCACCATCGCCGACCTGGAGCAACAGCTCTACGGCATGACTGAGCAAGCACCGCCTAGCGAACCCGTCCCAGGAACAGACCTCCTTGACCCTGACATGAACCTGCTGGCCTCTGCCGACCCTGACACCGAGGACGAATGACTGCGTCCTTCGCCCAGCTGCAACGCCGTGCCGAAAAGCTGCGCGATGAAATCGCCCGCCGCAAGGCGCGCTCGGCGAACTACAGCGTGGCCAAGCGTGTCACCGAGCTCCCTGGCGTTGAAGCCTGGCCCGAGTTTGCCCGTCGTACCTGGATTCGCACCAGCGGCACCGTCTCTCGGTTCGACCCCTATCAGTACCAGATCGATCTCGTAGCGAGCATCAACGCCCACCCGAACACGATCATCAACAAGTCGCGCCAGATGGGCGCCTCCGAGACGATCTGCTCCTACCTGCTGTGCCGCGCCCTCACCGAGCGTGGCTTCGCCGCAGTGGTCTTCTCCAAGACCCAACAGGACGCCTCCGAGCTGGGCCGGCGTGTGCGTGCCATGGCCAACTCCATCGAGGGCGAATCGATCCGCTACTTGACGGACTCGAACACGCAGATCGCTATCGAAGGGCGCGGCACGCTGTACTTCCTGCCGGCTTCACCCCGGGCGGCCCGTGGCATCCCGAGCTGCTCGGTGCTGTTCCTCGATGAGGCCGCCTTCCTCGACGGTGCCGCCGAGATCTACCGGGGCGCCATGCCCACGCTGTCGATGGTGGGTGCTGCCGCGAAGGTGATCGTGACCTCAACTCCCGACACCGAGCTCGACTGGTTTGGCCAGCTGTGGCATGCCGGCCTACCCCCTGACTGGTACTCGTTTGTCGCTGCCAACAACATCCGCGCCCTGAACACACGGCTGGCCCGCATCGCGGACGACTGGAACCGGGTCGCGATTCACTACAGCCAGCACCCGATCTACGGGTCCGACCCGGAGTGGGCGCGCAAAACGCGCGAGTCGCGCCGCATGACCCGTGCGGCATGGGATGCCGAGTACGAGCTGAAGTTCGGCTCGACCGACACCCAGGTCTATTCGTCTGAACTGATTACGCGCGCCTCCCGCGGCCACTGGCGCGAGTGCGGCTCCGTCGGCCGCAGCTACGTGATCGGCATCGACCCCAACGCGGGGGGCAACGACTACTTCACTGCACTGGTGTTGGACATCACTTCGGCCCCCTACGAAGTCGTGGGCATGTACCACGAGAACGGCAAGAGCACCGATTACAGCCTTCGTCATGTCAAAAGCCTCATTGAGGATTACCTCCCGGAGCGGGTAATCGTGGAGAAGCAGGCCATGGGCGCCGTGATTGCCGAGGCGCTCCAACATGTCCTACCTAACTACGCTATCGAGCTGTTCTCTACGAGCCGCCCCAGCAAAACCACGGCGACTGATCGCGTCCTGTACCTGATGGAGCGTGACGAGTTGGTCTTCCCCGAGGGCGTCATCGCCAACGAGCTCCGTGCCTTCCAGCACAAGGAGAGCGGAGCGCGTGAGGCAGCCGCTGGCGCCCACGACGACTGCGTGATGGCACTGGCGTTTGCCTGCTCTCTGATTCCTGAAACACCGAACACCGCGGGCTTCTTCGCCCACATCTGAACTGCACCATGGGGTATTTCAACTGCACCACGAGTACGGAGACGTACTACCTGGCGCTGGCCAACCGGCCCCGACCGACCAAAAGCACCAGCCGCTATCGCGGCGTGTCACGCACCAACAGTGCGAACTTGCCGTGGCGTGCCGCCCTGGGTTACCGCGGCGCACGTCATTACCTAGGGACCTTCAGCACCGAGCGCGAGGCGGCGCTGGCTTACAACGAAGCCGCGCTGCAGATCATCGGCGATCACGCCGTTATTAACGAGGTAATCGAATGACTGACTACAAAGCAACGCCTGAGCAGTGGGCGCAATGCAAGTAGTTTTCGACTACCCCGTATGGGGCTACTTATGCCTGCCTCCTTGAACTCCGCGCCCGGGTTGAGGCGCTATCACTCAAATCATTAACTGGAGGTTCTACGACCATGAGATTCTGTGAATGGGGATGGGCTGAGTGGCTGCTGTTTTTAATAGCGCTTGGTGGAGTTTTCTTGCTTGCCCTGGGCATTATCGGCGCAGAACATGTGCGCAGCACCTGCAAGGCCACCGATGACACCCGGCTCCGCAGCCGCTTGGTGCCAGCCGGCAAGGTTGTCATTTCCCAGGTGGTGCAGGAGCGCCGCTTCATTTGCCCCGGCGGCGAGGAGGTGTGGCTGTGACCACTTACAAAGCACCGCCCGAGGCCTGGGAGTTCGCTGACTATTGGAAAGGCACAGGCCCCTGCGCAGCGGCCTACACAGCAGATTGCATCCTCGAACTCCGCGCCAGGGTCGAGGCGCTGGAGGCGCTCATCCATGAACTGCAGACCATGCACAACACCGCCGTGGACTGGAAAATGGAGCAGGACTACCGACTGAACGAGCTGGAAGCTGCAACAACTCCGCCTAGATTCAGGCCCGGTGTTCACGTTGTTGTCGCCACTCCAACTGCCGGCGGTGGTCCTCCCGTCAAGGCAGTGGAAGTGCCATCGAACTGCAGGCAAAGACTGGAGCGCGAGGGCAAGGCATACCCAAAATCATCTTGTGATGCTTGCGGCACCATGTCACCCGCGTGGCGACAGTGCAATGCGGCCTTGGAGGCGGAAGCTGCGCAGCCGCAGCCAGCCCCTGCCGGCTCGCTGGTGGAGCAGATAGCGGATGCCTTGTGCCGCGCCCAGTTAGACAGTCCATCGTGGGAGCCAGAAGCCCGCGCCGCGATCCGCGAGATGGCGGCGTGGTTGCGCTCACAAGGTCTGAGCACTGGTGATTACTGGGCAGAACGTCTTGAGCGGGAGGCCGAGCGATGACACACCCCAATACCCCACCGCCGGAGCTGGTGCAGCAGTGGATGACTGAATACACAGAAACCAAGCCAAACTGCCTCGCCACGTGGCTCATCACCGCCCGCGCCGCTCAGTGGGGCTGGGATCAACGCGAGCCTGAGATCCAGGCTGCTGCTGATGCTGAGCTGGAGGCGTGCCTAAGGCTGGTTGAAATTGACGGTGGTGAAGATGCTTATGACTTTGCTCGCTACATCCGTGCCGCCAGACGCCCCAAGCCACCGAGCTTGAAGGAGCAGGCGCTGGCCGCTTTGGGTGAGATGTCGATTGAGCCCTGTCTCATCAACGGCGTCGATGCAAATGCGTCGGTTCGCGCCAAATACAACACCATCCGCCGCGCACTGGAGCAACTCAATGACTAATCATCCCATCACCCTACTCTCGAAGCTGGTGGCGCAGTGGCGTAACCAAGCACCTGAAGGTATGGGTAGCCAAGCCCGCGAGATATTGATTGCCGCTCGTGCCGCCAAATGGGGTGCAGCCCAGGAACTGGAGGCTTGTTGTGAGTGGTTTCAAGAGTTTTACAAAAATGAGTCGTGGATGAATTACGATTTAAAACAGTTTCGTGCTGCCAGACGCCCCAAGCCACCGAGCTTGAAGGAGCAGGCGTTGGACGAATTGGTAGCAGCCGAACGTCTTTATCCCGCTGACTGGAGCACCATCCGCCGCGCACTGGAGGCCCTTCCCAATGACTGACGATGGCAAACTCACTGCGATTGCCGCAGTAGCAATTCTTCTGATTATGTTTGCAGTCGCTTGGTGGTGGTTGCCGCAAAAGTGGCAAGGTTGCCAAAAACTATATGACAACCGTCCAGCCCAACTATTCTGCTTTGCAGCTAAATGACTAACCCCATCCCCACCGACTGGCGAGCGTTGTGCGCTGAGCTTTTGCTGTTCGCCGAGCAGGCAGGCGAAATAGCGGCAAACGAAAGTTTATGGCCTAAGTGTGATCCCGATTGCTCAATGCTTGACCGTACTGCCGCCGCCTTGGCCCAGCCCGAGCCGCAGGGGCCTACGGATGAGGAGCTGGATGGATTTGTTGTGTTCTGGTGGGGATCAGATACAGACGAGCGCACGGTTATTGATGTAATCGAGTGTGGCAGTATGGCTGCCTTTGCCCGCGCCGTCCTCGCCCGCTGGGGCCGCCCCGCCATCGAGCCAGATGGACCGGCTGTGCCCGACGGCAGGAAACCGGCCTCTGTCACCGATCAGCCTACCGACAAAGAGCTGCTGGAGCTGATGCCCGAGACCATGCGGGATGAGTTCTCCTATGCCGCCAGAACATGCTCGGACGCGATGGGTGGCAGGGTGAAGCCAGGCATCTTCCGCGTGGCACTCAACACCGCTGCTCTGGAATACGCCCAAGCCGTCCTGCAGCGCTATGGCCGCCCCTCCATCGAGCCGGTGCCGGTGAGCGAGCGGTTGCCAAAGGGCAATGACTTTGATGCAGAGGGCTGCTGCTGGTCGTGGAGCCGAGACATCTACGCATGGTGCCAGTGTTTCGCTGCAGCCGGTGACTCGTCTGAGTGGACTCATTGGCTCCCCCACTGGGCGCTGCCTGTGCCGCAGCAAACCCCCTAGAAATTTCAACTACGAGAACTGCCATGACTGAATCAACGAGCAACAAACCTCTTTTCAACGAGCCTCTTTTGCGAGGGGTCGTTCAACCAGATGAGGAGCTGGTTGAACTCTTCAATGAGAACGATTGGAACTACATCAGTCCAGAAACCTTTATCGACATTGCTCGCACTGTGTTGGAGGGATGGGGCCGCCCCGCCATCGAGCCGGTGCCGATCACTGAGCGGCTGCCGGGGCCGGAGGATTGCGATGCGGAGGGGAGGTGTTGGGTCTACTGGACCAGGGGCACGCGCTGGGTACTTGACCAATGGATAGACGAGGACTTTGAACAATTTTTGGCCGAACCTTTAGTGGAAGGTGCTATTTCCCACTGGCTCCCCCACCACGCGCTGCCGGTGCCGCAGCAGGAGGCTGAGTGATGGCTGAGCTTTCCCCCGCCGCGCAGGCGGTGCTAGACGGGTTTCGCGCTGTGCCCTCTCTTATGGATGGGCCATCTATCGCCGGTGCCCTGCGAGCTGCTGCGGATCAAGTGTTGCCGGAGCAAAGTGAGCCACCCTGCGGAGAAGGTGAACCGTGGCCCCAGAGCTATCAATTGATGGCCGATTCCAAATGGGAGCAACGGCAGAAAACTCGCGCCGAACTCCTCACCATCGCCGCCGAGCTGGAGGGTGATGGACCGGCTGTGTCGGCAGACAGGGAGCCGGCCTCTGTCGTCCCTAAACCTACCGACAAGGAACTATGCGAAACCTATGTAGCTGCGTATTACGCCACTAAAAACCGTCAGGGCCCTGCAGCACAAGCCGCAGGACTCCGGGCCGTACTGAAAAAGTGGGGTGTCCAGTGACGCTGCCCCTGATGTTCGAGCTGCTGATCGTCTACGTCGTGGCGTGCTGCTTGGCGCTGTGGCTGGCGTCGAAGCTGCTGCCGTGATGGGGTGTGGAGGTGGCGCCGGCTCTCGCGCCTGCACGCCTCACCGCAGCCTCCACACTGCGGAATGCCCAGTGATTCCTTGAAATCATTGGACTAACAGACTAGCAACTATGCCGGGTTGAGCCAGTCCCAGATACTGGCTTCTCGATCCGGCGACCACGAGGGCTGACTCCGGAACCAAGCTCGCCAATCAACCTCTGACCCCTTACCTCGATTGCACTCGGCACAAGCAGCGATCAAGTTGTGGGCAACGGTGTGACCCCCTTTGCACCGAGGACGGACATGATCCAAGGTTCCGGCTGGCTTACCGCAATAGGCACAACGGGAACCCCAGGAGTCGAGGATCCCCTGCCGAAATCGCAGCTTGGCGCACCGTTTTGAGCAGAGGAGGGAGCCATCGATGTGATGGTCCAACATGCCGGCTTGGCAGCTTTCCCAGCCTACGGACCAGAGCAAAGTCCGGCTCGCAGCCTGCAGCAGTGAAAACCGTGACCTCGAAATCTAAACTTGTGCGCTTGAAATCTAAACTCGCACCTCGCGGATCTGAACTCGTGCATCCAGAATCTAAACTTGTATACCGCTAACTCGCATTCGCGCCCTATGCGCAAGTTTGCAATTTGGCGATACATTTTGCATATCCCGCCGCGTCTTGCGCTGTCGTGACGCAAAACACTACCGATACTTTCCGGAATGATGGTGCTTTAGTCAACGTGTTGACAGGCATGGGCCTGTCATCTCGAGACAAGACAACAGCAACATCTGTAGCAGCAAAAGCCTTCCTCTCAGAGCCTGAGCTCGAGGCCCTCTACAGCCATGGCGTGCCTCGTCGCTACGTCGACGCCATCGCTGACGAGATCCTGCGCCACCGCACCACCATCGTCCTAGGCAGCGACACCGAGCCTGATGCGAACGACACCATCAGCAGCTTTGAGACCTTCCTCCAGGCCACGCAGTTCCACTACGCCCTCTCCGAGGTCGTCAAACTGCAGCGCCTGTACGGCGGTGCCGGCCTAGTCCTGCTGATCGACGACGGTCTCCCAGAGGAGGAACCGGTCGACCTCAAGCGCATCCGCGCGGTCCGCGGCTTCGTCCCCCTGTCCCGGCACGAGCTGATCCCCGAGGACTTCTCGATCACGGACTATTCGAAGCCCTCGCACTACCGGATCACCACCAGCCAGCGGATCACCCCTGACCAGACGGGCTCGTACACGCACGTCCGCATCCACAACACCCGGGTCGCGCGCTTCGACGGCTTGTATCTGCCCTGGAACGTTCGGGTCCGCAACACCGGCTGGGGTCAGTCGGTTCTCCAGCTGATCTGGGAGGCCTACAAGCGCTACGAGTCCACGATGTCGGGTCTCGAGACCATGGCCACGGACTCGGACCTGTTTGTCCACAAGATCCCCGGCCTGTTCCAGCGGATTGCTTCCGGAAACGAGACGGATCTGCGTAAGCGCCTGGAGGCCAACAACCTCAGCCGCTCCGTCTACGGCGGCATGGTCGTCGACCAGGAGGAAGACCTTCAGTTCCTCAACCGTGCGCTGTCCAACATGGCGAGCGCCACCGAGCCCTTCATCAAGGATCTGCAAGCAGCCACCGGTTGGCCCGCATCCATCCTGATGGGCGACTCCCCCGGTGGCCTGGGTAAGGAAGGCCGCTTCGAGGAACGAGTCTGGGCCTCCCTGGTCGAGCAGTGGCAGGAGGTCTACTGCCGCACCCCTCTGACCGAAGTCTTCACCTACATCCTGGCCAGCCGAGAGGGCCCCACCCGAGGACGAATTCCGGAATCCTGGAGCGTTCGCTTCCCGAGTGTCTTCACCCAGACCGACGAAGAGAAAGCAGGTCTCCGCCTGCAGATGGCTCAGGTAGATGCGCAGTACATCAACCTGGGTGTGCTGAATCCCCTCGAGGTGCGCGAAGCCCGCTTCGGCGGTACCGAGTACAGCATCGACACCACCCTCAACGAGGCGGTCACTGAGCAACTGGTGGCCCAGACCGATGCATCCTTCCAATCGCAGATGGCGGGGTACGAGGCTCAGCTGTCAGCAGCATCACCTGATCAAGCTGTCTTACCGCCGGCAGAGGAGGAAGCAGACCCTGAGCAGGCTGCAATCCTCCCGCCCGGTCGTGGCGACGCCTCGCTCTTTGACCACTACGAGGCCCATGGCCTACGCATCGCTGTCTCGCACGAGCTCAACGGCGTCAAAGCCGGGTATCTGGTAGGCCCCGACGGTCAACGCACCGATGCCACCGAGAGCGCACCCCTGATGGTCTTCGGTCCCAACCGCACCAAGGCGTACAAGCTCTACCGAGCGCGCTTTGTTGTCGACGGCGCCCTGATTGACGGCCCCTATGCAACAGGCTTCGCCTCCTTGCGCGCAGCAAAGAGCGGCATCAACGCTTTATTCCCTCGGCAGACTGTGGCAGGGCTCTCCCCTGTACCCGAGGGCGAAGTCGAAGCACTCCGAGCCGCCTGGGAGACGTACTGATGACAACCCCCAACATCAACCCCGACGGTTTCCGGACAGCCGCGTACCTCGAAGCCCGAGCCCGTCTCGACGCACGCAGGGGTAAGACGCGGAGTTCAGTGAGCTGCAGACCTCCCAACACAAAGTGCGGGAATCGCTGTATCCCGCCTGAATGGGACTGCCGCCTTAAGGGCGAGGGCAACGACCCTCACCTCCGCTCGGTCGGGAAAGGTTCGGATCCCATTGGAGGTTTCGCCAACATCGAGCGAGGCATCAACCGCCTTGGTAAGGGCGTAGCCAAGCTCAGCTTCTCCGAGCTCGAGGGTGGTCGTCGCGCAATCGCTCGTGGTGCCGCCAAGGTGCACCCCGGTGATCTTAAAGCCAAAGAAGAGCTTAAAAACAATATCAACCGGTTTGCTACTTACGTTGGCGCTCCTGTTGCCATCGTCATGCTGGCCGCCCTCAGCCACAGAGGGCTATCTGTCAATGCGCAGTATCGTCGCGTAATTGGAGACAAGATTGACGATTCCGTCAAGACAGCAATTGATGGGCTCGCAAGGAATACCCCCCTCGTCGGTGACCGCATCCGAGCGCGTGAAGCGCTAGGCATCCAAGGGCTGCAGCACTCAGCAACGGCTCAAGCCCAGATGCGACAGGGCCTAGCTGGTCAAAACCTCCAGGCCATCGGTCGTCGTCAGAACCCACGCTCCGGTACAGGCCGCGATGCCCTCCGAGATCGGATGAACAGCGTCGACATGTCAAACGGGGTTCCCTCCAAAACGGCCTTCCCGGAGTGGGAGTCCCGGTCCCTTCGCGAGTTCTGGGGGACCCAGCGACCAGCCACCTTGAATCTGGGTCAAGGCAGCCTGTTCTCCGTCGGTTCGACTAACAATTTGCTAACCCGTAGCTTCGGGCTCCGTCGTCCCCAGGGATGGGGCTCCGATCTCAATGCTGACCGGATCTACACGCAGCGTGGTCTCACGGAAGTGATCGAGGCCCAACGCAGCCGTATCGCAACGGGGATGCAGCAGGCGGGACTTGATCCAAAGTCGCAAAGTGCCCTCCCTGAGTACCTCAACAAGACTGCAAAAAGTTGGAAAAGTGGTGATGCGGATCTAGACGCGGCCACCGAGGCGTACTTCATCAAGCTGATGGACGACAAAAAGTCTCCACTGGCCCAGGCTGAAACGCTCTACAAGGACACGCTGGGTGGTTTTGACAGTGTGTTTCGGGACGTAGCTGAATCGGGAACTATCGCCCCCGGCATTCGTACTGGCATCAAGGCCAGCTCGTATATCGACGCATCACTGGGGCACGCCCAATACTTGGCGAAGCGGCTGTCCTGGCAACGGCCTGTCCCCGGATCCGGTACAGCCCTGCTGCTGCGCAAGGCTTACCACTCCAAGGTCGTGATGGGACAGACCAAGCCCAGCTTCTCTATGACGGACACCGAGCTCGTGACTGCGGCCAGTGAGCTGCGGGGCGCGACGGTTGGTGATCCCACCGAGGCGCTCCGGATCGTAAACGAAGCAGGGGCGGCGTCTGGATGGCGTGTGATCACCCGAGTCCGCCGGGCAGCACCCACATCGAGCACTGCACAACGAGCCACAACAGGGGTTGAGCGTCCAGCCCGTCGTCGTTCACGCGGTCAGGCCGTCGCCGCTCTTCTACGGGAGAAAAACTCCGATGGCACTCCGCGTTATGCCACGCGCGAAGCCGCCGAGAACGCCTACGAGGCCATGCGCCGTCGCGACTCAGTCGAAGCACGTCTCGACAAGCGTTGTGGGAAATCCGGCATTCCGGACAACCGCAAGTGCTCAAAACAAACTGCAGCCGTTTCAGCGACGGCATCGACGACTGAGCGTCCTACAACGTCCGGAACACCCGGCACCACGCTTAGCCGTGTAGGCAAAGTAGCCGCCATAGCCGGCACGGTGGCTGGCCTGACTCTCGGTGGACGGCATGCCTACAAGAACAGGCATTCCATGGGGTTGTACAAGAACTCCGCCCGCTACATCGAGCAGGGCATCAAAGGCTTGTCTGACACCCAGGTGCGCCGGAGCATCACGAAGCTCCCCAAGCAGTGGCAGCAGCCCGCTAGCAAGCTCTTAGGTAAGGCCAAGCTTGGTCTGGCCTATGTGGCTGCAGACGCCCAGGGCCTTCGGCTCAAGCACGTTGACACTGAGAACAACTTCAGCACCTGGCACAACCCGACGACAGGGCACGTCCTGAGCATGGGCTCGGTCGACGATACCCTTGTCACCTTCGTCGCCGAGCGCAAAGGCAAGGCCGGTGCTTTTGACAAGTACGGCGTGGCCTTCCAGACCGACCTGAGCTTCTCCCAGAAGGAGGGCGTCACCAAAGCGCAGTCCCTGGCAGTCTCGAAGCAGGTCAAGAGCATGTTCAACCGTCAGCTGGACGAGCTCCCCGAGAACGCTGTCCTGTTCAACAAGCCCTTCAAGGACGATGGCTTGGGGAACAAGCGCGCCAGCATCTACAAGCGGTTCAAGTTCCGTGAGTTGAACGGCCTGCGCGGCAACGAGATGTACGCACTCAAAAACCAAGGGAAGCTCACGCGTATTCCCGAGGAGCAAGAGGCCTACATCGTGGAGCTAATCCGTGGTGGTGACACTCAGGCTGCAGCCGCGCAGTACCAAGCTCGTTCACGCCGAGACCACGGGCTCCTGCCGGACAAAACCGCGCCGGTCTAACTGGTGGACATCCTTGAGCAGTACAACCGCACCCTCCGCACCACCGAGGACGGCACCCTGCGTCTGCTAAACCGTGTCCTCGACCAGGCCTTCAACCGGCTAGTCCGTCGGACGCGGATCCACATGAAGGCCGGCTACTCCGATCCGACCCAGCGCAACCTCGCTTTGCTGCAGGAGTTCCGGCAACTGATCCCGGCGTTTCGGCCCGACAAGGTTGATGCCTACGACCGGTTATTCCGGAACCTCGTGCGTGATGCTTCCGGTCTCGGCTTGGACGTCAGCCAGAAGTTGACCAATCAAATGCGCCCAGACACGCCGCGCATCGATGTCTCCATTCCCTTGGAGGCCACGGTGGCGGCTGCAAGTCAAGCCAAGGGCTATCTGCGCCGTCACGGCGAGAAGTTTGCCGAGACCGCTGCAGCCACTGTCGCCCAAGGGATCGCCGAAGGCCGTCCCACCGACGCCATGGTGCAGGACATGCGACTCCGCCTAGGTGTGGTGAAGTCCCGTGCCGACGTGATCGTGCGCACGGAGTCCTTACGGGCCTACAACAGCGCGTCCAACACGTACTACGCAGCCCAGGGCATCGACGTGGTCATGTACTACGCGACTGCTGATGACCGAGCCTGCCCCGTCTGCGCCCCGCGGGCCGGGGAGCTCTACAGACGCAGCGAAATCAAGGTGCCCCTTCACCCCCGGTGCCGCTGTTATGTAGCCCCCTGGGACCCCGAGATCGCTCAGATAGACCCTGACTATGCGGCTATGCGGAAAACTCATAAGTCCGACGTCGCCAAGGTATTCGCCGGCACCGAGCCTGTTGCTCTCAACAAGGCCGCGGTGTTCGAGCAACTTGCACCAACGCCACTGTCCTAGGCCGGAACTGGTTCTTACACTGGCCTATCACATCCTGGGCGGCGTCGCCCTACTGCTATGCCCGCCGCCACCAAGAAGCGCCCACCGATGGAAATGGAGCCGGGCGAGGGCAAGAAGCACGAAATGGCTGAAACTACGCAGGAGGAGCTCCGCGAAGGCGCCGAGCCCGACGACATGCCCGCGGGCAAGACCAATCGCAAGCGCAGCGCCAAAGGTGCAAAAAACACCAAAGCCCCCATGGATGGTGAGGGCTGCAGCTGCGGTGCGCGCAAAGGCAAAGCCTCCTGCGACGGCAACTGCGGTGGCTACGGCAAGAAGATGGATCGCAACGACGCCCTGACCCCTCAGGAGTACCTCGCCGCCTGCGACCTCGGCATCCAAGGCCGCAGCCGTTCTTACATCCGAGCCCGCCTTGACGCGGCAGCGCGGCTTGATCTGAAGTGTGGCAAAGGCTCGATCTCTCAGGGGGAGAAGTGCAGCAAAGGCGGAGCCACAAAAGCCCAAGGCCCTAACGCTGGGGTTCAACTTGGTCAGGCCGTGAAAGGCGCAGGCCTCGGCGCACTCGAAGCAGGTAAGTGGTTATCTGGCTACAACATTGGCAAAACTATCGCTTCTGGTGTCACGCAGGGCAAGAATGAAAGAGCATCTGGTGGGGCTAAGGCTGCCGCCGTTCTTGGCTCTACATTGATCTCTGGTGTGTCTGGCGGGCTTGGGGCGGCCCGCCGCGTTGGTGCATTTGGCTTGACCGACCTACAGCAGAACACCAAGAACCAGAAGAAAGAAAAGGCCTGGCGGCGTAGCGTTGGCTATCGCGACTCCGTCTACGCCCCCGGGTTCTCAGTGGACTACGACCAACTCGCGCTCTGAGTCATGACTCTTACCCCGAGCACGGTTCGCCTTGACCTCAAGTGTGGCAAAGGTGCCATCTCTCAGGGGGAGAAGTGCCGTAAAGGGCCGGCAAAAACAGCGTCATTCGCTGAGAACCTCCTTAAGTATGGTGGTGCGGCTGGTGCTGTAGGCAGCATTGTTTACGCCACACGACGCGGAGCCAATGTCTTCGGTGCTACTAGCGCCTTAAACACATCTATTGGTGCGGTTGCATCTGGCGTGGCCATGGAGGGCGCCCGCACCAAGAACAGATCAAAACAACTACTTGCAACTTCAGTAGCTGCATCTAACTTTGGAGCGGCAGCATTTAATGCGTATGCTGCGCACTCAACTGGGAACTTTAACCGTCAGTACAAGAGTGCAGCAGAAACTTTTAGTCGGGGCCAACAAGAGACTAACGAGTCATTTAATAATGCCTGGCGCAACGTCGGAGGTAAGCAACGTCCCGGTGCATCCTCTTATTCTCGCAATAAGCAGGGCACACGTAGGAACATAGCTGTAACCGATCCTTTTAAGGACATTGGCGTGCCTGAGAGCGCTCCCGACTCGCAAGTGAAGGCTGCTTGGCTAAAGCTGATGCGACAACATCACCCTGATGTGGGTGGTGACCCCCGTAAGGCTCAACAGATCAACGCCGCCTATCAAGAGATCCTTCGTCGTAGAGGTAGAAGCGACTCCTTCTACGCAGCTGGATTTCATTTCGATTGGGAGGCCCTAGCACTATGAACCTCACCCCGAGCACGCTCAGACTCGACCTCAAATGCGGCAAAGGTGCCATATCCGAGGGCGAGAAGTGCCACAAGGGCCCTAGCACTACAACCAAAGTCGCAGCTGCTGGTCTCACTGCCGGTGCGATTGCCCTTGGAGCCTTGGCCCTAACTCGCAAGTCTGGAGGCGGAGCACGCCTGAGCCGGGCTACCA